AAGCCACTTTCAGACAAGTATTTGAACCAGCTTCCTAATGTCAGTAAACTCAGCAGTATTTAGTAATTTACAATCTATTAATCCATCAGCGATTATTGAATTATTTACTCTTCAGTTATCTACTGCATTACATGGTGCAAATACAATTTATAGATTTCATGCTGGCAGCAATTTAAATGCTAATGGAAAGATAGTTTGGGCTGGTAATGAGTATTTAAGATTTCCTATACAAGCATCTGGTTTTGCTTTTCAAAAAGGACAACTGCCAAGACCAAAAATAACGATTAGCAATGCTACAGGATTAATTTCATCTATTCTTTTGACTGTGAATGAAACGACAACTGGTAATGATTTAACGGGAGCTACAGTAACAAGAATAAGAACATTAGCTAAATTTCTTGATGCTGTTAATTTTGAAGACGGAACAAATGCTACAGCAGATAATACCGCAGAATTTCCTCAAGAAATTTATGTAGTAGATCGTAAAGCAACAGAAACTAGAGAAGTTGTTGAATTTGAACTTGCAGCACCAACAGATCTTGCTGGAGTTCGCATCCCAGGTCGTCAAGCAACTCGATCCATCTTTCCTTCTATTGGCACGTTTGTTTAATGAGTTGGAAATATAAAGCACTACTTCATGCTCAACGAGAAGATCCGAAAGAATCTTGTGGTTTGTTATTGAATGTAAAAGGTAAAGAAAGATACTATCCTTGTCGCAATCTTTCGATGACAGAACATCAATGTTTTATTATCGACCCAGAGGATTATGTAAAGGCAGACAATACAGGAGAAATTGTTGGAGTAGTTCATAGCCACCCTATAACGCCTCCAACTCCTAGTCAGGCAGATAAAATTAGTTGTGAAGATAGCAATTTACCCTGGTATATTGTCAATCCAAAAACAGAACAATGGGCATATTTAGAACCTTGTGGGTACAAGCCACCATTATTAGGTCGTCAGTGGGTGTGGGGTATAACAGATTGTTGGAGTTTAATTAGAGATTGGTATAAAGAAGAAAAGAATATTGAACTTAGAGATTGGGAAAGACCAGCTACATTAGAGGAATTTAATAACAAACCTTTGTTTGAAGATTGTGCTTGGCGAACTAATTTTAGAGAACTTAGACCTGATGAAAAATTACAAGATGGAGATGTATTGCTTATGAGCATTTTGCACCCAACTTTAAATCATGTAGCATTATTTTTTGAAGGAGATGTTATTCATCATTTAACCGATAGACTATCTTGTAGAGAGCCTTACTCTGAATGGTTGCTAAAATGTACGGGAAAGAGGTATCGCTATGCTTCGTAAAGTAAAACTGTATGGACAATTAGCAGAGTTTGTCGGACATAAAGAGTTCGAGGTAAAAGTCGATAATGTAGCTCAAGCTGTTAGTTTTCTAATTCACAATTTTGAAGGATTAGAAGCATATATGAGTCCAAAATATTATCAGGTAAAAGTAGGAGATAATGATATTGGTACAGATGAATTGGCTTTCCCTGTTGGGCAACAAAATATACATTTTGTTCCAGTAATAGCTGGTGCTGGTAGAGGTGGATTAGGAAAGATATTGTTAGGAGCACTTTTAATTACAGGAGCAATTATGTCTGGTGGAGGATTTAGTGCGTTACAGATGTTCGGAGGAGAAGGTTTAAAACTAGGTTTTTTAGGTAATATGGCAATGAATTTAGGAGTTGGCTTAACGATAATGGGTGTAAGTGAAATGCTTTTCCCATTGCCAGAACCACAAAAGTTTAGTTCAGAAGAAGATCCACAGTTATCTTTTAGTTTTAGTGGAGTACAAAATACATCAAGAGCAGGTACTCCCATTCCAATAGTTTATGGCGAAATATTTACAGGAAGTGTTGTAATAAGTGCAGCGATTGACACTAATCAGGTACAAGCATGACAGACCAAACTAAAATCATTAAAGGTGCTGGTGGAGGTCCACCAAAACCACCCCCACCTCCTTATCGTGCTCCTGATACTTTACATAGCAGAAGTTTTGCTACTATTCAAGATTTAATATCTGAAGGAGAAATAGAAGGTTTTGCAAGTGCCTCAAAAGAAGGTCTTACAAAAGGTACAACTGCGTACGATAATGCAAGTTTAAAAGATGTTTTTCTTAACGATACTCCGATACTAAATTCAACAGCTACAAGTGCTAGTCCTGCTGATACCGATTTTAACTTTCAAGATGTAACCTTTAAATCTAAGTTTGGAACGTCAAACCAAACGGCCATGAGTGGTATTCCTGCTGAAAGTAGATCGCCTACTGCTGTTGGAGTTACTGTAACTACATCTGCTCCTGTTACGAGACAAGTTACAAATACAGATGTAGATGCGATTATTGTTACTTTAACTTGGCCTCAAATACAGGTAGCAGAAGATGATGGAGATATAAGAGGAGATACTGTCGAATATAAGATCCAGGTTCAATATAATTCTGGCGGATACACCGATGTTATAAGTACCTCTGTTAGTGGAAGAACAGCAGATGCTTATGCCAGAGATCATAGAATAGACGTTACTGGTGCTTTTCCTGTAGATGTAAGAGTAGTTCGAGTTACGGCAGATAGCACAGATGCAAATAGAATTAACGCTTTTCAATTTACTAGCCTTCAAGAAATTATAGATAACAGTTCTACTTATGCTAATAGTGCTTATGTTGCCCTTCGTTTAGATAGTAAACAATTTAATAATATTCCTACAAGAAAATATCGCATTAGAGGAGTGAAGGTAAGAATACCAGGAGCAGGTGCATCTAGTTCTGGTACTCCAAGTGTGGACAATGCTACGGGCAGGATAGTGTACCCAAGCGGATATATTTTTAATGGAGTAATGGGTGCTGCTGTTTATACAAACTGCCCTGCGATGTGCTTACTTGATTTGCTTACGAACACTAGGTATGGGCTAGGAAATCATGTTACTGATAGTAATTTAGATTTATTTAGTTTTGTAGCTGCAAGTAAATATGCGAATGAAGAGGTAGATGATGGAACAGGATCAGGTGCAAAAGAAGCTAGGTTCAGTTGTAACGTAAATATTCAAAGTCCTAAAGAAGCATTTGCAGCAATAAATGATTTAGCTGGTGTTATGAGATGTATGCCAATATGGTCTGCTGGAGGAATAACTTTATCACAGGACAAAGAAACATCAGCAAGCTATTTATTTAATTTAGCCAATGTGGGAGAAGGTGGATTCGCTTACTCAGGAAGTAGTCTAAAAACTAGACATAGTGTTGTTTCTGTAAGCTACTTCAACATGGATTCAAAAGAAGTAGATTTTGAGGTTGTAGAAGATAGCACTGCCATAAGTAAGCTAGGGGTCATCACAAAACAAGTAAAAGCGTTTGCGTGCACTTCCCGTAATCAGGCTGCAAGATTGGGTCGTGCAATACTTTTTGCCGAGCAAAATGAAAGTGAAACAGTTACATTTTCAACTTCAATAGATGCAGGTATTGTTGTCAGGCCTGGTTCCGTTATTGAAATAAATGATCCAGTAAGAGCAGGAGCTAGAAGAGGTGGTCGTGTAGTAGCTGCGACAACCACCACAATTACTATTGATGCTTTAGAACAAACAGGTTTACCAGTATTAAATGATAACCCAACTATTAGCGTAATATTGTCTGACGGAACAGTAGAAGTGGGTTCAATATCTGATTTTACAGATGCAGTTCTTACAGTTAATAGTGTTACAAAACCTGATGGAACAACTGCTTCTGCTTTTTCTTCCGCACCAAATGTAAATGCACCTTATCTAATATCTAGTACAACTCTGCAAACTCAGCTATTTAGAGTTATTCAAGTCGAAGAACAAGATGATATTAATTATGTAATTTCTGCTTTATCTTATGTTGAAGGTAAGTATGCGTTTATTGAGAATAATACTGCTCTACCTACAAGAACTATATCTATATTAAATCAACCAGCTAGTCCTCCAAGTGCATTAACAGTTACAGAGCAGACAGTCGTTATAAATAGTATTGCTAGAAGTAAACTTATTGTTGATTGGCAACCACAGGTAGGTGTTACGCAATATCTTGTTAATTACAAAGTCGAGAATGGTAATTATGTTTCTCAAACTGTATTTAGTAGTGATTTTGAACTTTTAGATACTGTAAAAGCAACTTATTCATTTCAAGTATTTTCATATAATGCTTTAGGGGAAATATCTACAAATGCAACTGAAACAACATTTACTGCTCAAGGTAAAACTGCATTGCCAGAAGATGTTTCTGGACTTACTATTGAGCCTATAAATGAACAGTTTGTAAGACTAAGATTTACACAAGCGACTGCTATAGATGTTTTACATGGTGGTCGTGTTTATGTAAGACATACAAATCAAACTGGGGTAGCTGCTACATTCCAATCCGCACAAGATGTTATCGAAGCTGTATCTGGTAACACAACAGAAGTTATAGCCCCTGCTCTTCAAGGAACTTATCTTCTTAAATTTCAAGACGATGGCGGTAGGTTTAGTGCTAATGCAGCAAGCGTAGCCTTATCTATTGTTGATATTTTAGATTCTATTACTGTCAAAACTGATAGAGAAGATACAGATGGAACACCATATAACGGAACAAAGTCAAATCTTACTTTTGACTCTACTCTTGGTGGATTGAAACTTACAGATCCAACGGCAAATGCTAATGGTACTTATGATTTTGTAGATACTCTTGATCTTGGTGGTACATTCTCACTTGTCTTAAAAAGACATTTTCAAGGAGTTGGTTTTTATACAGGAGATCAGTTTGATAATAGAACAGATAATATAGATACTTGGACTGATTTCGATGGCTCGATTGCTAATGATGTAAACGCAAAGATGGCTGTACGAACCACAACCGATAACCCATCTAGCTCTCCAACATATACATCTTTCAATGATTTTGCTAATGGAACATTCAAAGGAAGAGGATTTCAATTCAGAATTACTATAGATACAGCAGATACAGCACAAAACATGAATCTTCAGCAAGCAGGGTACACAGCAACAATGCCATCAAGAACTGAGCAATCATCTGTCATAGCGTCTGGAGCAGGAGCAAAAGCTGTTACATTTACCGCACCATTTTTTGTTGGAACGTCTGCTTTAGGAAATTTAAATAGTTTCTTGCCATCTGTTAATATCTCTCCACAAAATATGGCATCGGGAGATTATTTTGAACTTAGCAGTATATCTGGAACTGGTTTTACAGTTCATTTTAAAAACTCAAGTAATGCTAGTATTGATAGGAACTTTACCTACAGTGCTGTTGGTTTCGGTAAAGGAGGTTAACATGGAGAAAAATAGTTACTAACTATGTCTGACGTTACAAACTATACAATCGAAAATGCTTCGGGAGCCAACGTAAGAACTGATTTAAACGCTGTTTTTGCTGCGATCCAATCAAGTAATTCAAAATCATCTGACTTAGCTTCAAGTCAATGTGTAGCTGGTATGCCTTTTCTTAATACCACTACAAATATCTATAAAATAAGAAATTCAAGCAATGGTGCTTTTACAGAGATAGGCAATATAGATCAACCTAATTTAGGTTTGCTATCAAAAGCTGGCGGTACAATGACAGGTCCGTTGCTGATAGATGATTCTTCAAGTGCTTCTACTCCTGCTTTATCTTTTGATACAGATACAGATTTAGGATTATTTAGAAAATCTGCAAACGTAATGGGATTTTCTTCTAGTGGTACAGAAAGAATGATATTTGATGCTAATGGATTAACGCTTCAAGCACAAAATGATCTTAGATTTGCCGATGCTGACAGTAGTAATTATGTAGGATTTCAAGCACCAGCTACAGTTTCTTCCAGCCTTACATGGACATTACCTGCTGCTGATGCTGCTGTTTCTGGCTATGCTCTTGTATCTGATGCTTCTGGTACGTTAAGTTGGGCTGCTGCTGGAGCAGGTGCAGTTGGTGGAGGGGGTAATGAAATATTTTGGGAAAATGACCAAACAGTAACGCAGAGCTATACAATTACAAATGGTAAGAACGCTGGAAGTTTTGGACCGATAGAAATTCAAAGTGGAGCTACTGTTACTATTGGTGCAGGAGAAACATGGACTATAGTATAAAAATGTATATAATAAACTTAAATAAAAACATGGAGGGTTGCAGGTAAATAATGGCGTTAAATCTTAATGGTACTACTGGTATTTCTGGAGTTGATGGATCAGCTTCTACACCAGCCTTACAAGGTTCAGATAGTAATACAGGAGTTTCATTTGGGTCTGATATTGTGGCCTTTAATACTGGAGGAACTGAAAGAAGCAGATTTGATTCAAATGGAAATTTATTAATTGGTAGTACTTCTTATAACGCTGGTGCTTTTGGAGGAAATGCAAGAGGAATAAATGTTGCAGGAATAATGCCACAAGTTTTATTACATGAAACTGATAATGATAAAGATGCTTATATTGGAATAAATAATAGTGAATTTTTTGTGCATACTGGCGATGAGATTGCCATACGTTTTGGTACTAATGATACAGAACGTATGCGTATA